GCACCAGATCGCGAAGTGCTCATTTCAGCGCACGGGGTTGTACTGGCACCTCCTACCCACGCAACGGCAGGGGCGCAAGGTAGTCTGGGACGCCATTACGGGGCAGGGCGAGCGGCTCATCGACCACGTGTTTCCGCCCGAGATCCGTGCTGGGGATCCCAACGGCACGGACATGAAGATCCCGCTGCGCTCTGGTTCACTCTACCAGGTCGTGGGCAGCGACAACTACGACTCGCTCGTAGGTTCCAACCCCGTGGGCGTGCTGTTTTCGGAGTGGAGCCTCGCCGACCCACGCGCGTGGGAGTTCGTCCGACCGATCCTACGAGAGAACAACGGCTGGGCGGCGTTTATCTACACGCCCCGCGGTTACAACCACGGCTATGATTTGCTACAGATCGCGAAGCAGAACCCTTCGTGGTATTGGTCGATCAAGTCGATCATGGACACTGGCGTCCTCACCGAGGCCGATCTTGAGGAGGAGCGCAAGGCGGGGATGCCAGAAGAGCTGCTCCAACAGGAGTACTTCTGCGATTTCGCCTCCGCTAACGTCGGCACGGTGCTGGGCAAGGGCATCGAGCTCGCTGATCGTGAGAACCGGCTGCTGGAAAACCTCGCCTGGGACCCGGACGGAGGTCCGGTGGTCGTGTCGAACGACCTGGGCTTCCGCGATTCCACCGCCACGTGGTTTTGGCAGTTTTACCCAGACAAGATCGCTCTCATCGATTACGAGGAAGAGAGCGGCATGGATGCCGAGGATTGGATCACGCTGCTGAAGGCGAAGCCGTACGTGTATGAGATGATCTACCTTCCCCACGACGCGAAAGCCAAGACGTTTGCTACCAAGTACTCAGCCCATGAACAATTCATCGCCTCCGGCCTCCCTACCACGATCCTGCCACGTATGCGGATCGCGGACAGAATCAACGCAGCTCGCGTGCTATTGCCACGGTGCATATTCCAGAAAAACCTCTGTACCAGGGGCCTTTCTGCCCTTCGTGCGTGGGCTTATAGCTGGGATGACGAGCGACGCGTCTTCTCCAAGGACCCGCATCATGATTGGGCGTCTCACGGAGGTGATAGCTTCACTTACGGCGCCTCGGTCATCTCACACCATTTCAAGCCGAAAGCCAGCGCCGAACGGTCAGCGCCCGAACTTCACGGGGCGAACTACGCTTTCACCCTAGAGCAACTCCACCAGGATTCGCCCGGTACTGGGCGCGTGCGCGCGAGGGTCTAAATGGCCGCTGAACCGTTAACAGAAGTTGAGTTTCCAGCAGCGGACGATCCAACGCGGCCAGTGAAGTTGGCCGAGTACTGGGGTTCAGAACTCACTGCCTTTAAAAACTGGGCCGAGAAGTACACGACGCGCTCGCTGAAGATCGAGGCGCGCTACCTCGATGAACGTGAAAAAGCTGAGATGACTGGCGTCTCGGTGTTGAACCTGTTCTGGTCGAACACGGAGGTAATGATCGCGGCGCTGTACGCCAGAGCCCCGACCATTGACGTGTCTCGCACGTTTCGCGATCCGAACGACGACATCGGACGCGTTGCAGCAAACATCATGGAACGCGTCATCAACAACGACATCCAAGTCGAATTCGACTCGGAAGAATCAGCCATGCGCGACGCAATTCTTGATCGGCTCGTGGTTGGGCTCGGTCAGATCTGGGCGCGCTATGAGGTGGAGACCGCGAAGCAGATGTCGCCGCCGCTGCAAGATGCTAGCGGCAAAATCATTGGTAAGCCGCAGGAAGTTGAGGTCATCGTCGACGAAAAGTCACCGCTCGACTTTGTACGGTGGGAGGATTTCGCGTTCGGACCTTCACGGCGCTGGCGGGATGTGCCGTGGGTCGCGCGCCGGGTTTACATGACCAAGGACAAGCAAGTTGCGCGCTTTGGCCAGACAATCGCCGACACGATCCCGACTGAAACGCGCTCGCTGACCTCGAAAGAGGCGGACATCAAGAAGGTTGTCAAGGAAGCCGAGGTCTGGGAAATTTGGAGCAAGGTGCACAAGGAAGTGTTCTGGTTCGCGGAAGGCGCTCCGACGATCCTGGACGTTAAACCAGATCCGATCAAGTTCCCGGGCTTTTTCCCGTGCCCACCGCCGCTGCTCGCCAGCACAACGACCGCGTCGCTGTTGCCGAAGTGCGAGTACTACCTCGCGCAAGACCAGTACGAGGAACTAGACCTCGTTACCACACGAATTCATCTGTTGACAGAGGCGATTCGCGTCGTAGGTGTGTATGACAAGAACAACGAGGCGATTAAAAACGTTCTCAGCAACAAGTCGATGAACGAGATGATTCCGGTCAACAACTGGACGCTCTTCGCTGAGAAGGGCGGACTCAAGGGTTCGGTGGACTGGTTCCCTCTTGAAACGATCGTGTTGACGCTCGAAAAGCTCACGATGCGTAAGACGGAGCTGATTCAGGAAATCTATCAGATCCTTGGCATCTCAGATATCATGCGGGGTATGTCTAACCCGAATGAGACTCTGGGCGCCCAAAATCTGAAAGCGCAGTTCGGAGGCGCACGCATCGGGCGCACGCAGGCGGCAATCTCGCTGTTTGTACAAAATGCCGTAAACCTGAAGGCGCACATCATCAAAACGCTGTATCAGGCGACAACGATCATGAAAAAGAGCCAGATCGAGTCGTCGCTTGACGCGAAGTACGCGCCGCAGGCAATTCAACAGCTCAAAGATCCGTCAATGGTGTATCGAATTAAGGTTGCGGCTGATTCGATGGCGTCGCCAGAGTGGCTTTCCGAGAAACAGCAACGTTCGGAAGTTATCCAGGCGATTTCGCAGTTCATCGGGATGACGATGCCGCTGATTGAGAAATCGCCGGAGGCTTCGCCGTACTTGATCAAAATTCTCCAGTGGGCTGTCGCCGGCTTTAAGGGCGGTGAGGAGTTGGAGACGGTGCTTGACGAGGCGTTTACGGCGATGTCACAACCGAAGCCACCACCACAGCCAAATCCGATGCAAATCGCTGAGCTGGAGAAGACGAAGTCTGAGACCGCGAACAAAGCAGCGGGCGCCGAGAAACTTATCGCCGAGGCCAAGCAGATTGGTCTGGAAACCAGGCTGATGCCCGCTGAACTGGTGCTGGAAAACGCGAGTGACAAGGCGCCGGTTCGTACAAATTGACGGAGAGCTCGTGGAAGTAGGTGCAGATTATGTGCAACCTCTACGAACTATCACGGATAGCGCCCTCTGGGGTGACCGCCACTATGCGGGCACGCGAACATCAGATGGCGTGGACATTTCGACGCGGACGAAGCATCGTGAGTATATGCGACGTACCGGTCTTACCACTGTTGATGATTATTCGGGTGGTTTTAAGGAAGCAGAAAGACGGCGAATTGATGCCAAACGCGGTGTTGATCCGTCCAGGCGGCAAGATGTTGCTCAGGCTCTTGCGGAAACGTTAAGTGGTCGAGGAAAGCAGCCCCGTGGCGAAGCCGAATAAAGACGACTGGTCAAGAACCAAGTTCGAGGGTGAAAACCTTCAACAGCTAGCCATCGATTTAGGCAAAGGCCTGATCGGTGAGACTCCGTCTGAAATTGCGCTCACCGCTGCGCTTGGTCCTGTGGGCAAAATTCCGCGTGCTGCAATGCTTGGGGCTTCCGCCATGACACGTTCAGGAGACGCGGAAGCCGTGCTAGCGAGACTTGGAGCGCAAGTGCCAGCGCGCTTGCAAAAGATGTTCACTACAGCCAAAAAGCTAAGAGATGAAGGGCGGCTGAAAGAGATTTATCAGGAAACTGGCGGTGAACTAGTAGGCAGTCCTGCCGGTCACATTGAGGCTATTTACCGGCCTCAGTTGATTGATAAGACGCGGATAACTCAGGAAGGTAAACCTTTTTACGACGTTGTTAATTCGCCTATCATGAAGGAAGAGCTACCAGAACTTAGCAACACGCTTGTTCGTAAAGAAATAATTGATAGGAATGTGTTCGGGAGCTTTGGACAGCGCTATGGCGAACCAGGTGTTATTACACTCAATCGCATTCGTCCTGAGGATTTTTCAAAAGCGCTAGGACATGAAGCGACCCATGCGGTTGATAAAGCTGCAGGTCGTACGTTTGGTTCGTCTAAGGAAGAAGCTGAAGCTGAAATTCAGGCGGCGATTAAGGCGATTAAGGGTGAATTTCCACAACTTGCTCAGGTAAGCCGAAAAAGAGCAGACGAGTTAATTGAGCATTTGCGTAATCCCAGGCGACCATACGATTTATACGCGCGCAATATAG